CACCATTGATGTGGGCTTCTTTTGCTGCTGAACGGCGAAGCATAAATGTTCTGACTTTGCCACTCGTATCTTTCAATAAATGTTTATGGTTTAATTTGACTTCTTCTTTAACTGGTTTAACAACTCTATCCATAGCACGATTAATACCTGCTTGGTGTTTATCTGACATTTTGTTATATACATCGGAAGGTTGAACTTGGCCTTTCATTGTTTTTACATAGCCAAATGTTCTTTTTTTAATATAATTGGATGCTGAATCAACTGAAATTTCATTTACTTTTTCAACTTCTTCTTTGTTAACTTGTTTCTCTAAACGGTCAATAGCACTAGACATATTCTCTTTGCCTTGTGCTGCGGCTTCTTTGCGTTTAGCTTCAATTTCATCATGTTTCTTTTCTCTTTCAGCTGCAGCTTGACGAAACTTATCAAGTGCTGTTGGTTTCTTAGCCTCAAATAATTCTTCAAATTCTTCATTAATTTTTTTCTGTGATTTCATAGATGAACCTGAAATTGGAATATTTGGTTGTGATGGTTCTGCATCAGAAACCTTAACTAGTTTATCATGTACCGAGCGATACAATGTTTTTCTATCTTTACCATAGCGACCAAAGCCGTAGTATTCTAAACCAAGTTTTCGTGCTTCAGTAGAAGCAGCAGAATTAGGATGTGGCATTGCATCAGTTTTCTTATCAATTGGCATCGTATCTTTTTTCTGTAACTCATTTGCTACCCACTCTTTTGCTTGGTCTGCTTTTGGTGGTGCTTTCATAAACTTCTGAACACCTTTGTATAGGTTCAGAAGTTCTTCTTTCTTTGCTTGAACAATCTCTGGTCTTGCAACTCTTAAATCTTCAGAGTTATCAAACTCAGCATATCTGTCACCAAATAGTTTTGCTAATTCTGGTCTTGCCTTTTGAACGGCATCCCATTTTTGTTTGCGAACATCTTCAGGTACGGTACGACCACCACGAGAACCTCTTTCAACATTTCGTGAAGCGGATACTTCATCTCGTGTGTTGACCATAATCATTGATGTGTCATAGCCTAATTCTTCAAGGCGAGATTTAATTGTTTTAATCTTTTCATGGTCATCACCTGTGCCATTGATAATCAAACCATTACGACCTTGTAGTGCTAAACGCTGGCGTAACTCGGTCATGTTCTTGGCTCGACCACGAACCAAATCTCTTTCAATCTTCTCAGATGCAGGCATCGTCTTGCTTAGATTTTTTTTATCCATCAAGAACTCTAAAGCCTTATCAGAGTTAATCTCAACCATGCCATTACCAGCAAGTGTGTTATCTAAAACATAATCTTTACCAGAACCAGGACCACCTGCTAGAAATACTGCCTTAAAGATGCCTTTGTCATGCACACCTTCATTCAATAATTCTTCAAATGCTTCATCAACAGATTCTTTAATGCCCATGTGTTTACGAACATCACTATACAATTCTTTTGCATGGCTTGGTTCAACATGAGATGGAATGCCTTTCTTAAATTCTTTGAAGTTGCCAGTTGAAGCATGACTTCTCATTTTTGATGCTGACATTCCTTCTGTGCCTTCAGCATCAGGATCTCTTTCACCAGAAGAATGAACAGTAATCTTTTTAAAATTGAATAGTGCGCCTTTGGCTGATCCATTGTATTGTGCCAATTTCTTTTTGTATTCTTCGGTGCGGTCAGAACCTGCCACCATGTGCAAATGTGTTACACCAGATTTGTGGAGTTTAGCCGCTTGGTCAAGAAAAGTAGGAGATTCTTTATTTGAAGTTGACAGATTGGTGTCAGGAAAGAACCGTTTTGCGTGTTTGAGTTTATCTTTTGCGGAGAGAGGATTCTTTTTAGGATCCTGTGAGTGAGAGAGAACAACATGGTGTGAACCACCAACAGACTTAGCAACCTCTTTGACCTTATCCACCAACTTGGCGTGGCCGGTTGTAGGCGGATTCATCCTGCCAAATGCAAGAACGGCGTGCTTCTCTGGTGCTTCTTGTATAAATTCTCTAAATTTCATCTCCGCCTCTACAGCGTTTAATTATGATTACAGTCTATTTATACAATTTATGTTCTGTATGCTTCTGAGGATGTTTTGGAACTAGACCTTTTCTTAATCAAATCTAGTATTTCTTGACTGTTTGCCTGCTCTGAAGTGGGTGCAAAGTATGCTCGGTCATGTGAATCTACACCAGTTCTTGGCTCAGAAATATAGTATATCGCCAATGACTTACGATAAACACCTTCTGGACAAACGATTTCAGTTGGTAGTCCATGCCATGAATTATCTGCGGTATCAAACAGAACCGCACGATTAAATTTATTATACACCTTCGTTACACATTCTTTTGGTAGGTTCTTCTCTGCATCGTGTGACCAAAACTCTAGGCCACCATTCCATTCTTCTTGCCAATTTGGTGTCATGTAGATAATGATATTGATTCGTCTTTCCATGCCAAGTTTTGGATGAATAGAATAATCTTTGTGCATATTTAATTTACCACCACGAGTATGCATATGCCAACCACCACCATGCATACCATAATCTGCAACAAGGTTTGGAATGCCAGTAATACATTTAATTTTATCTACGAACTCAGGTTTATTCATCATCGTGAAAGCCTGATATGTTTTGGCAGGAAACAAATCCCAATGTGGAGTTAATTTTTTGTTTTCAATGGCATTACGATAAACTGACCAGATGTTTGGGTCATTGTAATCAGGAAATTCATTAGACAAATCTAATGCGGTAATATCTTCAAAGAAGTTATCAATAATACAATGTCGAAATGGTTTAGCTTCTTGAAATTCTTTGTTTAACTTATCGTAATCAAATTCGTTAATCATTTTTTCTTTTATATTCTTCTACAAACTGGTGAAATTGTGAGCCAAATCGTTTTGCATAACATGAGTGTTCAATGGGAAACTTCTTAACTTTTATGTGCCTATTTTGAATTAAGAAAATAGATAACAATCTTTCCGTTACAAATGAAAAGAATGGGATCCATGAGCCGTTATATCCTTTACCATCACGATAGAGGTAATTATATAGTTCACCATCTCCACGACAAATCTCTAATGTGTTATCAAGGAATGTTAACCATTCTGTCCAAAACTTTGAGTTACCAATATAGTAATTACAGGTGGCAAAGTCATCTGCTTTATAAATTAATTCTTCAGCCTTTTCTGTGATACCAATCTTTGGAAATAAACGATTTGCAAACTTCAACATACCAGGATGCCATTGGTCTCCTTGCACCCAAAGATTTACATAATTTGCTGTAACTTCTAAACTTGGATCCATGTGATACACATCATAATCAGGATTGGCTAAAATCCAATCACGAAACTCAGAAGAAGGCAACTCTGTTTTTTGCATCCAACGCCACGATAAAAGACCCCAATATACATCGGTATCTTTGTGTTTCTCTAATAGATTTTTCCACATGGGATATTCCCGCAACTCTGGCTTGGCATTTTCGGTATTATCATACGGGGTAAATGTAGAGTCTAAAATAGGCAACTGACTGTTATCATAGTATGCCTGATACAAAATCAAATTCATTTCACCATGTCCTCAATGATAGCCTTCATATCGTAGTTTGGAGTGTATCCTAATGATTTTAATTTATCAGATAGCATCCACATACTACGAACTTGTACCGTGCGATGGAAGTCAGGAATTTCAATCGGCACTAATTTGCCTTTCCCACCAATTAATTCTTTGGCATACTCAATCATATCCTTGAATAACAATGGTTGCCCATTACCCACATTGTAGGTAGTATTAACTTCGCCTTTTTCCATGATGAGTTTAATTGCCCTAGCGGCATCATTTACATGAATATAATCTCGGTAAAGATTGCCGCCATCATAGACATTCACATCACGGCCTGCCTTCAATTCATTAATCATATGTTGAAGTGCGTTCTTTTGTGGTGATGCCTTCTTATCGCCATAACCTGCAACATTAGCAAGACGGAGAATACGATACTTGATACCAAAGGTTTCACAATAAGAAATCAATAGTTGCTCTGCACAGCGTTTGGTAATAGAATAGAATCCATTTGGATAACAATTTGATTCTTCGTGTGCAGGCATCTCTGTTTCACCATAAACAAACCATGAACTGATAAAGTTAAATGTTACGGGTGAACTTTTACATTGTCGTAAAACTTTCATCAATGTAGTAAGATTTGTATCAATGTCAATAAAAGGGTCAGTCTTTACATTGTAATTTGTTACAGTAGAAATCATGTAAAGAATATCTTGGCCTTTTATTTCATAATCATTACGAGCATTTACTATACAACCCGGATTCTGTCTAGTAAATTCTGAACCAACAAAGCCTGAACCACCAAATACTTGAATTTTCATAGTGCTTGTTTCAACTTTTCAATTTCATCATCTGTAAGGTGCATATCAAAATTGGAATAACTAATTACTTTTTTGGTTGATGTATCTAAAATTTCTCGTCTAAATGTAATTTTAGTTAAATCAGATGGGTTTCTAGTCGATTGTGTTTCAACAATTAAATTACAATCATTTACATTTTTAAGTAACATTTTTAATCACCTTTTCAATATAATCAAATACTGCATCATTCCAAAATGGAGGACAACCTAACAAAAATACATGAGATAACGCTTTGTTTGCCAATGGATATTTACTTGCATCATCTAAGTGTTTGAAGCCTGGATGCAATAGAATATTACCAGCAAAATAGTTTCGTGTTTGAATCTTATTGGCTTCAAAGTGTGCAACCAAAGTTTCTTTTTGTTTTTGTGTTTCACAGATAATTGGCACACCAAACCATGATGGTTCAGATTTATCTAGTTTGTCAGCCACACGAACATTCAAATATTTAAGCAATAGTTTAGATAATCTCTCTTTGTGTTCTTTTCTTTTCTCGTGAATGTAATCAACCTTTTCTAATTGTGCTATACCAATGGCACCTTGCATATCAAGAGGCTTCAGGTTGTAACCTGCATAAGCAAAAATATATTTGTGGTCAATAATGCCATCATAATCTGGCAACCACTTATCAAATCTATTGCCACAAGTTCCGCATGGTAACATATTGTTTGAACCAACACAATAACAATCACGACCCCACCAAGAAATGGAACGAGCAATGTCAATTAACTTTTCATCATTAGACGAAATCATTCCGCCTTCACCTGTTGACATATGATGTGCAGGATAGAATGATGTTGACCAGCAGTAATACAAATCAGTAATCAACTTTTCATTCCATTTGGTGCCTAGTGAATCGCAGTTATCACCAATCAATACAAGGTTATTTCTGTAACAAATATCATGGATTCTATCCATATCAGGCGGATTGGCCAATACAGGAGAAACAATAATTGCTTTGGTCTTTTTTGTAATCTTTTCTTCAATCTTATTTACATCAAAGTTCAATGTATCAAACTCAATATCAATGAATACTGGCTTAAGATTGTTCTGCATCAATGGTGCAATTGTAGTTGGAAATCCAACTGGTGAAACAATCACTTCATCATCATCTTGCCAATTCAAATGTTTCTTAACAGCGGCCATCATCACTAAATTGGCAGATGAACCAGAGTTGACCATGTGTGAGGCTTTTACATTGTATTTCTTTGAGAACTTGATTTGAAATTGTTCAACTCTTTCACCTGCTGGCAACCATTTGCCTGTGAGAAAAGATTTTAGACCAGCTGCAAACTCTTTTTCGTCCCACATTTGACCAGAATACATTACATAATCTTCGCCAGGTTTGAAGTTAGAATAATCTTGTTGATACTTCGGTTTAGCCTGTTTGGCTATTTCTTCAATTAATTTATCGTCAATCATTAATATGCTTCCAATTGTCCATTTCCAGCCAACATTCCTTGGCAATATAAATTTTCAAACTCTACTGAAAAACCTTTATCAATATTACCATAGTGTGCGTGTTCTGTGTCAACGCCATGTTGATTTATTGTTTGATAAATTGCTGGTAAAGTATTCAGATAATTATCAAACAATGATATACAGAATGAATACATTCTAGTTATGTATAAGTGGTCACAACCAGATTCTAATTGTTTCTGTGGTGGTAACCAAGACGGCATTGCTTTCTTAAACACATACTTACCATATTGATTATCATATGCCTTAGGGTCATAACCTTCAAGCATATTGGTTCTAGCAGATAACTTAAACACCCTACGAACACCAGCCATCATCTTCTGTAATTCAGGATGTTGTTTAATAATACTTAGTGTCTTAAACAATAGAGTAATTTCTGCTTGTGATTTAAGGCCTGCATTTGCGAGTGACATTAAATCTTCATCACCAAAAAAACTAATACTTCTATCACAATATTGTGTTATTGTAACCATTGTTGCTTCATCAACCATCCTAGAAGAAGCATCTACTAAGAAGATAATAGCATCAGGTGCAGCCTTGCGTAATGATTGCAGACCTTCAATCGTTTGCCTTATTCTTGTTTCATCATCAATAACACCAATGCTCGTTTTCAGAGCCGATGTTACAATAAACAAATCGGTACTAGGTATAATCATTTGTGCCATTCGGTATCAGGAAACATTTTAATAGTTTTATATTCAATATTGAATTGGCTATTATACACGAAATCAATTACTTTTACAAGTTCTATTGGTGAAATTGCCTTACTTACATCACCGCATGGGTAAGGTATATCTCTACTCCATAATGGTGTATCAATACCGCCTGGATGAATACTTGTTACTTTGATTCCTCTGCTACGCAATTCTTCACCAAGAACACCAGCAAATCCTGTAAGACCATGTTTAGAGGCACAATATGCGGATTGGTTTTCTAGTTCTTCAAGGCCTGCAACTGAATTGATAAAGAATATACGACTGCCTTTTTCCATTTTCTGTAATGCAAACTTAGTTACATACATGGCACCTTTAAGATTGATATCAATCATATCATCAATCTCATCAATACTGGTTTGTGAAAATGATTTCATCTTAAATACGGCTGCATTATTAACTAGAATATCAATGTTACCAATCTGCTCAAAGGCAACACTTAGAAAGTATGGATTGCCAATATCAACTCTAAAGTGTTTGTAGTTTGATTGTTGAAACAACGATTCACCACGAGCAAAACCAATTACATTCCAACCTTTCTCAATGTAATCATATGCGATTTTTGCACCAACACCACTTGTGGTGCCAGTAATTAGAATTGTCTTATTCATATTTAACTTCTTCAAATATATCTGAAGCTTTCTTTATCTCATCATCTGTTACATCATTTAATATTTTATAGTTGCCAATGCCAACTGGCACAGGTAAGTATTGATTACTGTTTCTATGCTTCATTGTATCAGATAAAGACTTTTTAAGCAATTCAAATTTACAAAAATCTTTATGGAATACAGGCAATTTTAAACTGTGTGCTGTCTTAAAGATTCTTTCTAGTGTTTCAGTATCAATGTAACCACGAACATTAGCCAAACAAGAACTCAACAAGCAATCTAATACAACTGCTTCGCCATGTTGTAGTGTGTCCATATTTTGCATTTCAATAATAGGACTAAACGAATGGCCAAAGTCAACACATCGGTCTAGTTTTCTTTCCCATAAATTTGGTGCCAATTCTTCAATCATGCCCGTAATGGCAGAATTGATTACACGAACTGGTACTGCACCAAACTGAAACTTCTCGATGATTAGTTGTTCTGCACTTGCTTCAAGTAACTCAAATAATTCTTTGTCTTTGATTACTGCAAGTTTAAATATCTCTGCAATGCCATTGACAATGTTTCTTTCATCTTGTGTAGCAATAAACTTCTTGTCTAGTAATGTGGCAATTGGTGGGTAATATGCACCAATACGATTTCTGCGGCCAAAGTGATTAGCTGCAACTTTAACACCAACAGAAGCATCTACGATAGCCAACAATGTAGTTGGCACTTTTACATAAGGAATACCTCTGCGATAGATTGAACAACAGAAACCAACCAAATCAAGCAGAACACCACCACCAATTACAATGATTGCTTCTCTACGCAATACACCAACATCTTCAAAGAACCTTAAAATCTGGTCTGTGTGTTCCCAATCTTTGTTTTGTTCTGTGGCATCAATAACAAATAGCTTCAATTCTATTTTGAATGTGTTGAAGTAATCTTGTAATTGTTGACCATACAGTTTATATACAGTCTGGTCTATGACAACCACTCTACGATTGGACTCACCAAAACTTAACAGGTCGTGATTGTTAATATTAAATACATCACTAGAATACTTTAAGACAAATTCAACCGGCAGTTCAGCTTTAACTGACCAAGTGCGTTTATAATTATCAAATTTTGTTAATACATTTTCCATTAGAATATCTTACTTAACAAGTGGCAAGCATGAACATAAAAGAATTTTGCCTTTTCAAAATCACCAGCTGCACACTTAAATGGCAACATACGAATGAATTGAGTTGCCTCTAATACATCAATGATTTGTTTATGTTCAAGGTGTGATTCAAAGATTTTATTAAATACTTTTAGATTATTTGGTATTTCTAAGTTATGTGATACAGATGAACCTTCTATGATAACAAACCTATCATTTATAAAGCCATAATGACTACGAGAACATTGAAGCACCTGTGAATAATCTAATAGCCTACTATCTATAATGCTTTCTTCATACGGGTCAATGAATATGACTTTATCTTCTTCAAAAGAATACATCATATTTTCTAATGTTGGATTACCATGAATATTTTCTTCTGTAACCAATTCCATTTCATCAAAGAAGTTCTTCAACTCAGGTAAAAAGTTTTGAATGCCATGTGTTATTTGACCATTGTATTCAAAAGTATTGAATGTTCCAAGTTCATAAAAATTGTAGAAAGTTGGATACTTAAAAGCATCTGAAAGTTTTTGTGTAACTTCTTCTTTAAAATATAATTTGGGACCACCAGGATTTGGTATATACATTTTGCGGTGTAAGTTATCAAACGACCACATCATCGCATCATGTATCTTTTCAATTTGATTTTCAGTTAATTTATCTTCTGATAAAATGGTTTTAATATCTCTGTAACCTTCCAAATAAGCGATATCAAAATAGGTTGAGTTATTTGAATAATTCACATCTAATATTTTTGGAAACAAACCAGTTTCAGCCAATCGTTGTAGTTTCTTTAACTGTGTATACCAACGAACATAACCATATTCACGATTGTCTTTTGTGCTGATTGATTTGCGAATAAACTTCCTATCACCATCTTCATATAATGATGTAGAACTAAGAGAACCGCCTTTTAATTGTGTAACTTTCATTTTAAACTTTTCTTTGCTAGTTCAAGACCATATTCTTGTGGTGAACCAAGAACAATAGTTTCATAGTTGTTATTTAATCCATTCAAGCCAATAGAACAATTCTTCTCAATCATATGTGTAAATAGATTTGCAATATACATTTCCTTACCAACAAATGTGGCAGATAAACTCTCATACATCTGTTGGTATAATTGTGAGCTTTGAAACCCATATAGACCAGAACTGGCAAATGGAGAGATAGGAGATTTCTCTACAATCTCTGTTACAAGTCCATCTTTTGAACGAACATAAGAATACTTTGGATTATTGGCAACAAACACATCAATGTAACCATCAGCCATCAAACTTTCAATCTCATTAAAATCTCTGCCAATTAAAAGTGTATCTGCATTGTGAACAAAAAATGGTTTGGTTTGATTCTTTAGTAGTGAAGCACCAATGTATGCTGTGTGTGCCTGACCATCAGTATCACCAATATATTGAATATTATTCTCTGTTAGACCTAGTGGTTTAATTGTATCAACTAACTTGGTCTTAAAATAAGAATCTCTTTTATTCGCCAGAAGAATAGTTTCATCAAAAGTACCAAGTTGCTTAATGATTTCATGGATAATTGTTTCATCACCCCAAGGCAACAGATACTTTGGTATGTCAAAGCCAACATCATGGAATCTGGTGTTTAACCCAGCCATGCATAATACTAACGAAGCCATTGTTCAAAGTCCTCACGAATCAAACTGTGCCATGTTCCGTTATATTGGCCTGGTGGAAATGGATGGTCAAGATTACAATATATCAAATTTTCTCCAACTAAATTATTTGCTTTCCAATTTTCACTCATCATATCTTCACACATCATTTGCACACCATCTTCATCATAAAATTCATCAATACGGTTAAAAGTGTCTGCATACTTGTCCATATTTTCTGAAGATGAAAACGCAAATTGGTCATTACCAAAATCTCTTTGAGGTGTCATACGACAATTAGGTATATGAAGTTTTGTATTATCTAAATCTGCAAAAGGTATTCTAGCATTAATGGCAAAATCAAAACGAGAACGAATTACCCAATCAAATTTTATATTATTGGATTCTTCATAGACCGTTTTTAATTCATTACATTTCATAATGCCATACAATTGGTTATAAGTTGACCTAGCTGGGTCTTTTACTTTCCAATTTGGTTGTGGTGGCGGAACTCTGGTGTATTTTGATAGGTCATTTGTCAATGACTTCTCAATCATAAATGCTTCAGGTTTATAGATTTCAATATCTGCAACTTCAGGTGATTCCCACACATGACAAAAAACGATAACATCATTACCGTCTAGTATGTTTCTTTTAACAAACTCATAACCTTGTTTTACGCTACGAGCTTGTCCTGATAAACAAAGAGCAATCTTCATTTGAGCCACTTATCATTTTCTAACGACCATTGAACCATACCTTTAATGCGGTCACGCAAAGAAATCTTTGGTTTCCATCCTAAAGATTCCATATAATCACCAGACAAAGCGTAGCGTAAATCGTGGCCAGGTCTGGATGAATGAAAGTCAACCATTTCATATTTTAACTCCTTGTTTTGTGCTTCTGCAATTAATTTAGCCAATTCTAAGTTATCTACTTCATCTGGTCCCACAATATTAAACTTAGGAATCTTCGCACCACCAAAATCTGGAATACGAGCATAATCTTCAGGCAGGTTTAGAATAAACATTAAACCATCTGCAACATCTTTAGCATGAACATAGTGGCGTGAGCCTGCCTTTGTTTTGCTTCTATCAGAGTGAATAGTAAGTGTTTCACCATCACGAGCATACCGAATGGCCTTAGGAATAAACTTCTCAGGATGTTGGCGTTCACCAAACACATTCATTGTATGTGTAACAATGATTGGCATATTGTATGTGTTCTCAAATGCAACACACATTTCTTCACCTGCCGCCTTAGATGCTGAATATGGATTCGTAGCATTGTAACGGTCTCTTTCTTTGTAATCTACGCCTTCTGGTGCGGGACCAAACACTTCATCTGTGCTGAAGTAAACAAACTTTTCTAAGTTCTTTAATGTGCGAGCATAGTTTAATAGATTAACTGTACCGATTACATTGTCTTGCACAAACTCCATTGGAAATTCAATTGAGCGGTCTACATGAGAACCAGCTGCAAGGTGCAATACTAATTGAACATCACCAATTAAACCTGAAGTCTGTGGATTAATTTCAGCACGCAAATCATGGAACACAATCTCAACCCGTTTCTTCTGCTCAGGTGAATACTTCTTCATAATATCTTCAAGGCGATTTAGATTGCCAGAGAAATCTAATCGGTCAAGTGATACGATTGTCCAATCTGTTGTATCAAGGATTGTTTCAATCAAGTGATGTGCAATGAAGCCTGCACCACCTGTAATTAATACTCTTTTAGTCATTATATTTTTCCTCTATAACTTTTTTCCATTCTGGTACTCTATCATATTGATGAACAATTGTAAAGTCTTTTCCTGTTGAAGTTGCAACTTTGCCGTCTTTCATAATTGGTGATGGTTCAAGCAAGAATGGTTTGAATTCGTTAATCTTACTTGGGTCGGCAGTTGTGCCTAATTGTGCAGCCCATCCATCTTCTGACTTCATGTATCTTGCCACAGATTTATATGGCTCTTGTGAAATCATAAAGTTAAATGTGGATTGATCCACAATTGGTATAGGTCGATTTACTGACATAACAAATATCATCGCACACAAATCTCTCATCGCTTCACCACGACCTGCCAAAACGCCTACATTGTAGATTGTATTGTCTTTGAATCTTTCATGGAAGAAGGGACCAAATGTTTCAATTAAGTTTTGGTTACCCCATGGTTCATCTTTGTATTTCATTGATTCGGAAGCAAACATCAGCTTAGCACCTGGTAATTCCATGCCAAGGTATTTTGTTGGGTCTTCCTGAAAGATTACATCTTTAACATCGGTAGTAATAACAAACCGATAAGCATCATGTGATTGTAGGTAATTGTAGATGTGAACAAAGCGCTCTACATGGACAGGCAACGATGATTGGTATTCATATCGTTGTGTAGTGTCGTTTGCTTTTCCAGGCAAAATGACCTGAAATCCGGCATCAGATAGCCGTTTGATGGTTTCATAATCAATGTTGAAGGCGACCATAACTTTCTCGCCTTTATAACCTGATTTGTTGATAGAGTTAACCCAATACTTCAGTTTACTCCAATCATAATTTGTGGTACATCCTATAATCAAATCTTTCATAATAATTCCATTCAGTTAATATATTACTTATATCGCTTGTAGTCCTTAAACTTGGTAATGTTTTGACCTGGCGTGTCTTTCTTATAAGTATTTGCCAATTCATTGGTACCTTCTGCACCTGCACCAGATTTAGGCAAAATGTCTGGACTAATTGCTTCACTTACACTCTTATGTAGTTTCACTCCAGTTACATCTTGTACCAACTTCCATGCTTCTTTATGTTTCTTACTTTTAATATGTGATTGTAACACATCTTTTTGCTTTTGTGAAGCCTTTTGGTGAAACTTAAATAGTTCCATCACACCAATATTGCCTGAATATGCGGCTTCATCCAACTGTTTTAATGTTTGCTTAATCCAAAATACTCTTTGAACTGACATATTACCCTCTAGTAAGATTCAAAATCTTTTGAATCTGTGTTTCTAGTGTTGCTTTACGGTTAGGCCATTTAATAATTGGTTGGTCTGCCGTCTGTAATAGTTTGGTAAGAAATGGAAGAATTAATTTTTCTACCTGTTGCAACCTTGCCTTATATTCTTCTACTGTTTCTTCTTTCTCTGCAATAACATCTGTATATTCTTCTTCATCCATTGCGGTGAAGCCAAAGTCATCATCACCATACTCTTTCATTATTAGATTAAGGTCGTATTTAATTTCTGGCATTTTATTTGTCCCAATTCTTGGCAGCATTAAAATTGGCGTGTGCGAATTCTAACCTGTCTATTAACTTCATAGCATTACCTTTAATTCGGTCAACTGCTACAAATCCTTCTGGTGCAGTAATTCTAAACCCATTGTCTGTGCGAATGAATGTTCCAACATCACGAATGGTTTCCAATTTACGAACAATCATTAGTTTAGCATCAACAAGTAAATTCTGTAAATCAAATATCTTTTTAAGTTCGGCAGCATTACTGCGATAGAACCGCATAAGTTCATTCTTTTTTGCAATTCTTTCTTTTTTGGTTTTTTCTAGTTTAGCTTCAAGAACAGATTGATTCAATTTAGTTTCAATTGTTTTAATCAATTCATTGGTGTGTGCTGTTGTATTCTTAATTGCTTGGCCTTCACGCACTTTACTATTATTGAATGTTTTAATCTGCATTAGAATTGTTTCATTGGCTGAAATGCGATTCAATGCCAATGGATTAATCTGTTGAAATAAAGAACCTGCCTGTGATAACACTCTTGTAATTTCTTTTGTTTCATCTTCAGTAAATGTGGCAGTACCAGAAGCATCAACGAATGAGGCATCACGAAACCAAACATCTTTGGTTGTAGATAACTTACCAATATCCACATTGAAAGAGGCCTTCATATCAGATATGGTTTTGCCTGTGTATGATGTGTGAAACACCACACCTAATTGTGCAGCCAACATTGACTGTGCTAGTTTTGAATCAGCAGGAATAGCATACACGATTGTGTTTGGTTGAAAGGTAATATATTTTTCACCATCAATGGTTTCTTTTTTCAAATCACCTTTTGAAAACATCATGTCGCCTTGCAATACACCTTTGATACCAAGTTTTGGTAGATAACGTAATGCAACTTTCAACTTATCATTCAGACCTTCGGCTGGGTGATTTTTATCAATGTCTTTATCTGTATAATTTAGTTTTGCATTTTTAGCAAACACACCCTTAGTACCAACAAAGAATTTACCATTCTCCGGATTAATGCCTGCAAACACAGCAGGTGCACCGTCCCATTTTGTTGTTACATTAACATGAGATTGTGATTGGCCAGCAAGCATATCACGGAGAGAACGGAGAAAATTAATTGCTTCTCGGCCACCTGCAACACCACGATTGAGCAATTCATCTTCAATATGCTCAAGGTGAACATTCTTGCCTTCTTTGCCTTCTGTTAAGTATTCTGTGAATTTCATTCTGATATCTTTATAAAAACTCCGTTTTTTGTTCCGCCTTCTTTCTTAGCTGCGTAATATAAAACAGAAATCCATTCTTCTAATTTTTTCTTTTTTGATATTTCTTGATACACTTTAACCCATCTTAAAGAAACTAATTTGGATGATAGCCTTCCTGCTGCACTTCTATCTTTCGTTTCTTTTGAAATTGCATATTGTAAAACTTTACTAAAACCTTTTCCTAAAGGAGATTGCACATTGCCAAAATTTACTTTAGCTCCGCCAACTGGATCATTTTCCATATCCTTAAAAAATTTAACCCAATAAGTTGTATTTTTTGTTGTCCATTCTCCAACCGGGTCCATATTTGGATCTTTTCCTGGACTGGCAGGCTTTTCTAAACCAATACTTCTTAAATATTCTGTTATTCTTTCCGCAGAAGCTTTACCAAATTTAGCAGCTGCACCTTTACCTGTAACATCAGTTTGCACAACACCCCTAGAATCACTATATCTAAAATTTCTGTGTTGAATTCCAATTTCTTTTCCTTCAACTTTGAATCCTGCGGCTGCTTCACCAGTATCAAACATTACTGAACCATCCGATATTTCCAAATTACACCTAAGAGAACCTTTAATATATTCAATATACGATAAATCTTTTGATTTTTTAGCATTAGTTTTTAAGTTTGAAATTTCAAGGTTTGCTACTTTCATTTTAACTGGAATATCTTTTAATGAAATTCCATATAAAATTCCATCTACAAAATATTTACGCATTAAATCATTTAATGATTGTAAATTTGTATCTTTATTTGAGCTTGTGCAACTTTTATTAATTTCATCTCTTATTTGTTTTTCTTTATTAGCTAGAACCATTACTATATCCATAGTATTCCAACTATCTTTGCTACTAATACCACAATATTTTGAGGATATTCCAACTAAAAAAGGCATTATACCATCATCTCTAGAATAAACAAAACCTTTTACATAAGGCCTTTTACCAGGTAATCCTGTTGCACCTTTCATTAAAAAGTTTTTCATAGCAAATGCTTGTCCACGAAAACTATTATACCATTTAATGTCTATTTTTGAATAAATTTTAGCTAATTGTTCAATACTTAATTCAATGTTTTTTTCAATGTAATATTGAAAAAACAAACGAGAACAATTTTCTTGTTTTGCTGTTTCAATTGCATTACTTGCCATTTAATACTCCATTATTTGTTTATTAGAGTATTTATCCTATCACAACTAACGGATAATGTCAATCTCTTTATCGCCAGACCATACTTCCATCTCGGTTCTGATACGGCCATCGTTCTTTAATGTTTCAAAACGATTGGATGCTTTCTTTTTCCACCACTCCACAATGTTTTTCATGTGAAACTTTTCATAGTTTTCGGGGTCAGGAACCAACTCTGTTTCTGTGCCATTAACCACTTCAATAAAGTTTTTGAAACCATAGTTGGAGATATAATATCTTTTTCTTTCTGTAAGACCTTTAGCCTTATCAATCACTTCATTGAATCGTGTGAGTTCAGGTTCACCTTTTAGTGCCATCTTAACCATACTAATAACTTTTATTGTTGCTTTGAGTTTCTTACTTGAATCGGATGGATCAACCAATTGTTCACCTGTTGCAGCCTCAACATAGTCTTTAAGTTTCTTGTAGGCATCCCCGTCAAGCATTGGCACAAAGTTACTATCAGTTAGACCTTTGAAACGGAGATATGGTTTCATACCATCATACTGTGATACTGTCTTTGAAGAACCATACAGACTGGTTGTTTCAAACAAGCAGAGATTCATACCATACTTTTTGTTCATAACTCCACGCAATTCATGAGAACAACACATAGCGGCAAGTAATTTACCACCAAGATAATTGAAACCAAATGGTTGAGCGGGAACAATAGTGAAACCCATTGCAGCCGAGTTATTAAAATTTCTTGCGGCTTCTTTGCTCTGTGTGAATACTTGACCAAGCATTTCATTACGAGGTTTCATGTTGATAACAGGAGAACCAAGGCGAATGAAACCAACAATCTTCTTTGTGTTCTTTTCAAATACAGCAAACTGAACTATGCGACCGGGAACACTACGAGAGATTAGGTGAGAAGAAATAACGGAGATATAATCTAACCAACGAGAAGAACCAATATCAACCAATTCAAACTCCATATCGTCTGGATGAATGGTAAAATCAGAGAACAAATCTTCTTCAGGCCCACATCCTGGTAAACAAACAGGCATCTCTGCAATTTGTCCCATTTTTTGACTACGCATATAATCATCAATGCGGTCAAAATGATGGTAATAATCTTCCATGTATTTGGCACAATATATGGCTTGTTCTTTATTTAATTTCATAGTGTAATTTTCTGATTGTATTTAATGAATTTCTTTAAAAATCTATTATACACTACCGGGTCTGTTTTTGCAAATAAAATCTGATACATTTCCTTAGAGTGGGAGTTGCCATGTAACCGCATCTCTATTACTGCCTCTTGTGCATAGGCATCTATCTCATCATCGTCACCGTAATACTCTAGTTGAACCTTCAATGTTTTATCCTCTACATTACTTCTGTATTGTTTACCAAAGTTATTGCCTCTTTGGCGAAATTGATAACGATGCCTTTTTTCATGCACCAATGTTTTGAATACTTCATCAATAAAAACCTTTACAGTTGGTTCTTCAAGCTTAAATGATACATCTTTTTCATTTTCATTAAAAGAAATAAACATTTCAATATCTTTACCATCATAAATTGTTGGGTCATAATAACCACCAACACAAAGAATACTATATGATGTATTGGTCTTATCAATATATTTTTTTACTCTGACTTTATGCTCAGCCAACATTCTTCTAGTCCAATAAATTACTTGATTGGGAGTTTTTTCACCACAGAATCGGTGAGAATAAGAATGTAACTTGTCGTAAAGTATTTTGTGTTTCATACCTTGAAACTGTCAAACTTATTGTTGAGCCTGCGTTCACGGTTACCAAATGTATTTAGCGGTTTATCTTCAATTTCTTGGCCAGAATCAATGATATCATTTTGTGCTGATTGCTCGGCATCATACAATCTCATTTTGGATCTATCAACACCAATCACAAATCGTTTATATACATTAGGGTCACCATAACGATTCTTCAACTGTTTAACCATCATTTGATTAAGTTGCTCAAGTTCTTCAGTTGAAATCAAAGCAAACATAAAGTCAGCAGTTGCAGGCAGACCAAACGATTCGGAAGTATCTTCAAGACCAACATCGGTACTTGTGAAGCCACTTCTTGTTGTTTGTGTTGCACTTACAACAGGAACATTAAACTCAACAGCCAGACCACGGAGTTCTTCTGCAATAGATTTGATGTAAGAATAGGTGTTCACACTACCACCCATTTTGATACGAGAAGAACAACAGATGTTTAGATAATCAATAAAGACAATATCTGGTGTGAAGTTTTTCTTTAACTTCAATTCATTTAACAAAGAACGGAAGTGGCCTGCATGAGCAGCTGCAGTTGGGTATTCTTTGATGATTAATTTACCATGTGTCTTTGATTTAAGAATCTCAAACTTTCTTTCATACTCGGACTTAGAAATGGTTTGCAATTCATTTAGGTCAATGTTCATTAGGTTTGCATCAATACGCTCTGCAATTTTTTCTTCGGCCATTTCCATTGTGATATACAACACATTATGGCCTTGACTGATAGAACTGGCAGCACAATGACACATGAACAATGATTTACCAACACCAGTACCAGCAAGTGCGATGTTTAGAGTTTTGATTGGGAAACCACCTTTGGTGATTTTGTTGAACAAATCAAGGTCAAAGCGAATACGAGATTCAACACGGTGATAGAAATCATATCGGTCATCATAATCATTTAGATAATCGTGACCAACTGAATTATCAAATGAAACACCAAGAGCATCACTCAGGAGTTTTGGTATTTCACCTTTGGCTTTTTTACCAGATTTATCATCAAGGATGCCAACAGATTCCATGATGGCATTATAGATTGCTTTATCTTGGCAGAACTTCTCTGTGTGTTCTACAAGCCATTGTTGTTCAGATGGGTCTTTGTCATCGTGAACTTCATTGAGAATGTCAATTGCTGTCTTAACTTCAGATTCAGAAAGATTTTTACTTTCTGTGAAATTAATTACAAGAGCTTCGTGTGTGGGTAGTGTTTTGTATTTGTTGGCAAAATCTTGAACTTCTTTGAATACATTTCTTTCATTGATATCGGAGAAATACTCTGGTCTAATAAATGGAATAACTTTACGAGCATACTCCTCATTGTATATCAAATTCTTGATTATCGTCTTTTCTAAGCGTTTCATATTGTTGTTTCGTTAAGATTTCAGTTAGTATATCACCCATCATTGTAGAGAAGTTTTCATCTTTTGTCAAGTCATCAATGTCGTGTTTACCTGGATTTACAACTGTATATCCAAACTGTAACACGCCCATTTCGCCTTGCGGTACTACTCTTACTTTACCATAATGGTAAACAACACCAGCATACTCACCTTCTAAGATTTGTAGGCCGGTGATTTCAGAATCGGTAAAGTCAATGAACTTAAAATCTTTACCTTCAAGCGGCATCTTCTTCTTCTTGTAAAAGAATTGGGTTACTTTCTCCCATAATGTTTCCATAAGCGATTCCATATTTTTGATTTACATACTCTTTGAACTTTTCATCTTTCAATAATGGCAACATGAAGTCATCCGTTTGAGTAGCTTCAAATCTTACTTTGTCACCTATTTCTCCACTTTTTTGGTCAACCTTTGCATACCAACCCGGAGATGGTTTAGAAAGAAACCCGCCTTCAATGGCAATATCCACAAGGCCAGAATACTTTTGGATACCACCATCAAAAGATACGCTGATAGGAATCTTAGACTTTTCTTTAACATAACGAGATTTCTCCACATTGATAATAAAATTGTAACCAGTAATTTCTGTTCCAGTTTTTTCTTGTTGACGACCAAGAATGTAAATATTATCAGCAGAGTAATAAGAACCTGTACCACCACCAACGATATCTTTAGGGAACATACCAATCTCTTTGTAAGTATGATTCACAACAATCAATGAAATATCTTTTAGATTTAAGTGTGGTGTGACCATGCGGAACAAACTCTTAACTTGTTTAGCACGGCTCATATCTGCAACTGATTTACCTTCAAGAGCATCTTCAACTTCTTTCTTTGATGCTAGATTACCAATAGAATCAAGGATAATAATTAGTTTATCACCACGATTCACTTCTTGAAGCTGTTGCATGATATCAAACTTCAATTGTTCAATGTCAGTCAATGGAGTATGCAACACTCTGTCCATGTCAATTTCAAATGTTTCAAAGTATTTGATAGGTGTACCAAACTCTGAATCATAGAATAAAAGAACGGCATCTTTGTATTTGTCCATATACGCTTTAGCCATTAATAAACTAAATGCCGTTTTAAAATGTTTAGATGGCCCAGCCCACATTGTTAGGCCTGGAATAATACCGCCATCTAATTTACCACTCAATGCCACATTAATCATTGGCACATCGGTTGGTACCATATCTTTGTCTGTAAAGAATTTAGATTTGGATAGAATTGCACTATCTTTAATCGTTGAATTCTTTTTAATCTTTTCAAGTAAACTCATATTAAAACTGACCTCCATCAAGTGTCGTAATTTTGGATTTGGGTATCACTTCATGCATTTCGCCATCTACATAAAAGGATTCTAATGTATTTGAGGCTGTGTTGTCAACCTTTTTCTTCTTCTTTGCCTTCTTTATAGGCACAATCTGTTCTTTGTCTTGGCCTCTAAACCTTTTGTATGTTTGATTTGCGGCAATCAATAATAATATTGCAAGTGGGTCAAATACAATAATGATAGTAAAGATAACTAGTCTTACAGCTTTATCTATGAAACTAGGATCATCTTTATTATAAAATATTTCGGCGATGTATTTGATTGGACCAATCTCTGCCGTCAACTTGTTTTCTTCTTTCATTAACGGCAACTTTTCTTTTGATAAACGATTCAATTCATTTTGTGTGGTTTGAATTTCTTTGTCAATCTTATTGGTTGCTGTTGCTGGGTCACCTGCTCGTTTCAAAAGATATTCTAATTTATCACGAGCAATCTTCTCTTGTGTTTCTATGGTCTTTAATTGAACTGTATTAGCACCAACAACCACATTTGATTCAATGTGAGCTCGTGATAGATAACCAAAAATACCCATGCTGGTAATCAACATCAAAAGAATAATTGCAATTGAGAAATAATATTTCATCAGGCGATTTGTTTCTGCCCAATTATTATATAGCCAAGATACTGTTACTAGCTTTGCAATCTCAAGGATAGAACCCATCAGTATGATTGGCCAGAAAGAACCAGGAAATATCTGTGCAAGGCCAATCACAGAATAGAAAGCTGCGATTGCTGATAGAGCAATTGCAGTCAGAAAAGGTAATAGGGCTTGTAACATTATGGGTTTAATTTTGAATGTGGTACATCAAATACAAAGGTTATTCTTGTGCAATCACCAATGTTCTCTGTACCATGTAGTAACTTGTTATTGAACCACAGTAGAGTACCTGGTTCGACTATCACTTCTTCCTGACCAACCATATATTTATACTTTCCCTGTATTGACAGATGGTACCTATCTTTTGAAATATAATATGAACCTTCATCTATATGACGACCAACTTGGCCACCAACTTCTAACGATAGAAAGCCACATCGTTTGAAGTTTTTAAAATGTCTTTTTAGAAAACCAATAATTTCGGTATGACGATGATATGCGGGAGTTGGAATACAAATCTCACTATCACCAACAAAGTCTTTTACATCTGTTACACCACCAATCACCAACTGTAATACACCAGCAGGCAAGTCAGCAAAGCCACGGTCAACCAATGATTGAACACCATCTAAACCTTTTTGATGTTCCCAATCTTCAGGATATTGTTTCAGTTGATTAAGTATCTTTGAAACATTGATGCCTGTTTTGATGACACGAATATTATCCAAAGAAGTCCTCCAATGAACTACTCTTTTCGGTTGTCCAATTCATACAATCTAAAATCACTTTGATTGGTTCAAGAAATGCCTTTTCAAATTGAGTATCATAGTCAATATATTCTTGTATGCCAAATTCTTTTGGTAGACGAACAGGATAAGAAATGACCATATCTTTGAATGGGTTTGGTTGTTTCAGATAAGTAAACTTCAACTTCTCACCATCTTGAATCAATGGGTATTGTTTTGTCAGACCCAATTCTTTTAGATAGTGATTGTATATAATGGCACCTTTCACATGAATTGGTGTGCCTTTCTTATACATGGTAACTCTATCAGAATATTCTTTTAAGCCATTCAGACCACGAGGAAAAGATATTTCTTCTGGTGGTAAAGTCTTAAACCTTATTCTAAAGTCCTCAATAAATTTATGCACATCATCTTCAGTACCAGTCATCATAATCTTAATAGATTCTTTCATCATTTCACGGATAGAAGATGGTGTAGATGACTTAATCATTTCAAGACCCATGACCTTCATCTGTGGTTCATTATACTGAATACCTTCGTTGTTATATACATTGAGAATGTACCGCTTCTTGGCAGTCCAGATACCTTTATCTGCCAACGATTCTCGTTTCATTTGCATCTTTTGAGCATACGCATTAACGTAAGTTGCAAGTTGATTGTATGATTCATCAATATACGGCTGTATTTTATCTTCACAGACCTTGTCCATGATGGTGATGATTTCTTCAGTTGATTTATTCTTACCTGCAACAATCTTCTCCACAAGTTCTCCAAGACGGAGATAAATCGAGTCAGTATCACTCGCAATAACATAATCTTCATTTGATGTTCCCAATAATTTGTTCATGTAGGCGTTAATCTTGTTTTCTATCCAGCGAATTGATAGTTGACCAGCCAAAGTAACTGCAAGAGCCATACGCAAATCATAAAAACGGAAGTATTGTGAACCCAATGCACCGTAAGCGGAGTTTAGCGAAACCTTTTTAGCAAGTTGTAGATTGTTAAACTTTGCTATGTTCTTTTCAATCTCATACTTTTTCTTCAGGTCAGGTTCATTTTCATATTCTTGTTTTGCCTTCAACATCAATTTCTTAAACTTCTTTCTATCTTCATACATATCTTCCAACATCTGAGGCAGAAAGCCTTTTTTATCTGTTCGGAAGAATTGACCATTTGGTGTGATAGTAACACCTTTCAGTTTTGATAGGTCGATTTCTTTATTCAGTAACTTCTCAACTGATACACCACGAGAAATGATATCACGCATCTCTGGAGTATAATCAGCCACTTCAATCAGATTCTCTGGTGAAATACAATACTGCATCATCAAATGTGGATACAAAGAGTTCAAATCAAATGATGCCACCCACTTGTGCATACCAACTTGTGGGTCTTTGACATAAGCACCTTCAAATGCCGATGTTTTACTTTGCACAACTTTTGGCGGAACAACAATGCCTTTCTCCAGTAGATACGCATATGTCATTGAATCCCACATACGAGTTTGTGCAAAGATATCTTCGTAGTTTGTTTTCGTATCATAAGCCAAAGTCATACCAAGTTCAATCAGCTTTAACTTTTCTTCCATACGCACAATGAGTTCAACGTCTTTGATATTATACTCAATAAACTTTTGATAGTTTAAACGATATAAAGCATGGAGATTATCATACTCATCAAACGATAGTTTGCTGTCGCCAAGTTCTACATTGGCGATGTTGTCTAGTTTATATGAATCTTGTGATTTACCTGCAGGAGCATACCATCTGTATAGTTCAATGTAATCAAGGAATGATACACCAACAAATTCGTATGCAATCAATTCACGGCCATTAATTACTGTCTTGCGTTCACTTAACATATTCCATGGTGATAACTTCTTTGTGTCATCTTCACCAAGAATCTTATTGAAACGATTTACGAGATAAGGTATATCAAAGAATTTAATATTCCAACCAGAAAGAACATCTGGTGTGTTTTCTTGCCAGTAGGCTAGAAACTTTTTACATAAATCGGTCTCATCCTGGCAACGAATGTATTTTTCTTCACCTTTGGTTTCATATTCACCACAACCAA